ATCAACAGCGCCTTGCCGGCGCGGCTGTCGCCCGGCTTCCAAAGAAGGCTTGAATGGCCGTTTTTACAAAAACCCTACAATTCCCGAAAAAGGTAATGAAATCATGCGCGCCATATTCGTCATGATTAAGCCACCCTACTGATTATTCGACCTTTTTTCTTACAATCGGATTGGTTGTCGCTTTCTTATTCTTGGAATGTTCTGCACAAAAAAGCCGATCTTTCACACCAAGCGTAATGAAATGATTACCGACACACCGCCCCGCACTGAAACGCGCGGCGGCCCGATAATTTCGCCGAATTTCGCCGAAATCCGCCGCGAGATTTGAAGCGCCCGGTTTCTGCGGGTTTCCGCCGGTAGTTCTCGCCAATTCGCGCCGTAATGTCGCGGCGGCGAGAATAGCCGCCTTGGCGGTGTGGTTGGTTTATACCAACTGATAACAGAACCATTTTGCTGACATTAGGAATATGGTTAATATTTAATTCTTGACGACTGAGTGGATCACTCAGTAGGGTTCAGTGTGATCACGGTTTGCGAAACTTACGCCTTCCGGCGGCATGCAAAAGAGGCAGGCATGTCGGATGGCGAAATTGAACAGCTGGTCGATTATCTTGCTGAAAATCCCATGGCTGGGGATGAGATGGCCGGCACCGGCGGTTGTCGGAAACTTCGCGTCGCGGGTCGTGGCAAAGGTAAGAGCGGCGGTTATCGTACCATCACCTTCTATTCTGGGCTCGATCTGCCTGTGTTTCTGATCACGGTGTTTTCAAAAGGAGAACGCGCCAATCTTTCAAAAGACGAAAGAAATGCGCTCCAAAGTATGACAAAGGATTTAGTGGCCGCTTACGCTGCGCGAGTTGTGAAAGTGAGCAAAAGAAAATGAGCAAGAAGGCATTCGATAAGATCGCAGAAGGTTTAACGGAAGCAGCGGCTATTGCCCGAGGCGAAGCCGCGCCTGCCGCCTTGCATGTGCCACTCGAAATTGACGTGAAAAGCATTCGAGACAGAACGGGCCTGTCTCAAGAGGCTTTCGCCTCGACTTTTGGCTTTACTGTCTATCAAGTGCGGCAATGGGAACAAGGCCGGCATCGGCCACTGGACGCTATGCGCGCCTATCTGCTCGCCATCAATACCAACCATAAGGTGATCATCCGGCTTCTGCGCGACGCCAGGGCTTCCCGCAAAGCAGCCTAAAGCCTACCGACAAACCGCTCGATTAAACGCCCGATCCCCCGCCATGGCGTCCATCATCTGCGCCAGGGCCGGCGCGGTGCGGAGTTCGTCAGCGGCCTGGCGCTGAAGCGCCGGCGGGAACTCGGTCACACGCGGGCAGGGCCGGTTAGAAACGGCCGCGCCGCAGCCGGTCAGTAGCGCCGTCGCGCTCAGCATCAGCAGCAGCCGCATCGCCTGCCCTCCTTGCCTTTTGTTCGGTTTGCGCCGCCCCAACCTTGGCGGCCTGGGTGCCGCTACGGCGCCCCACAATCCAGGCTGACACCAGCGCCCCTACCAGCAGCAGCGCGGCGCCAATCCAGGCCTGCACGCGTAGCCATATCCAGGACAGCCAGAGCGGCATCAAATGCGGCCCCGGCGCCAAAGGACGAACAGGGTCGCCGCCGTCAGGATCAGCGTGACCCCGACCACCGGGCCAAGGTTGCCCATCGCTCCCATGGCGTCCGAGTGCTGGGCTACCGTGGACAGGACGCCGGCGGCGCCCACCCCAACGGCCGCCTTGCCGGTGCCAGTGGACGTCAGCGCCTGCGCCGTGCTGGCCTGGCCGGCGTCGGGCTGCATTTCCCGGCTGGCGACATAAGCGCCCCGCGCCCAAAGGCCGGCCTCGGCCGCGCGGCGGTTTGCCAGCCCTGGAACGCGGTGGCCTTTCACTCTGTTCCATTTCGCCAGTTCCGCCGGCACGGCCTCATAGTCGCCTGCGTTCAACCGCTTCAAAAGCGTCGAACGCCGCATGGCCATCACGCCGACGTTATAGGTCCAGGACACCAACGCGGCGAACTGGTTCGGCGTCAATTCGACCCGAACAGCATCGTTCACGGCGTTTTGAAACTCCTCGAGGTCAAAGCGCAGCAGCCGCTCGGCCTCGGCCTCGGTGATGCTCATGCCTTCGCGTGCCGTCGCCGTGTGGCCATAACCGATGGTCCAGACGTTGCCGAGATCGCGGTATGCCTCCAGGCGCAGCCCCTCCCATTGCTTAATCAGGGCGATGCCTTCGTCGGTAATACGCATATCAATCCTCTTCTGTTTCGTCGTCTGGAATGTCGGGGAAAAGCGCATCATCGGCGCAGGCCAGCAGGCCCCGCGCGACGGCCTTGGACTGCGGCACCGTGGCCAGTTCCATGCCGTTGTTGCCTTCCCAGACAATCAGGATCACCCGCGCGCCGGCGGCTATGGCTTCCTCGAGGTGGAAGCGCGCAGCTGCGGCAAAGGGGTTGTTCTCGGGCTGCTTACGCTGCGCTGACATGGCGCCCCCCTATGGTGTTGAAAGCCGTTCCGCATTGCGCGCCAGGACGAACCAGGCCTGGCTGGAACCCGTGCGCGCCATTTCTTGCCGGGCGGCTTCCTTGAAAGCGGCCGCAAGTGCGAATTGAACTGCCAGAAAATCGATCTGGCCGCCGTCCATTGCCAAGCTGGTCAGCGCGGCCTGCACGATTGTGTCGCGCTGATTTCGCCAGGTCGCAGCGTCGTGCAACATTGGTGAAATATCAGCCATGGCGTCCTGCCTTGACCCGCACGCGGCCGCAGATCAGTTCGCCACGAAACCAAGCGGCGCCATCTGACACCTCGCAGATTTCGGGCGGCATAAGCGCGCCATCCCGCCAAGTCAGAATCACGAAGCCCTGGTTATGCTGCCCAGGCACGCCGAGCGTATAGTTGAACTGTGGCCAGGCCTTATCAGCCAGCGTGCCGGCCTGGACGCCCCAGATGCGCTTGCCCCACTGGTTCAGCGGCCGCACGTCCAGCGCATGCGTGTGGCCCGAGATAATGGTGCGGCCCGACTTCAAGGCATTGTTAAACGCGCTATGAATGCCGCCGTGCCAACGGTGAACGATGGACAAGTCGCCAATGTCTAGCCGGTAGCACATGGGCCAGTCGGCAAACTGGTCCGCCAACGTAAAGGCGCCCATGCCCTCGAACGCTGCCGCGTGCGCCGCAAGGTGTTTATCCCAGCGGTCATCGTGATTGCCGCGCACCCAGAAGCATTGAGGATCGCCGGCTGCGGCGCGCAGATCGCGCAGATGCGTCTGCGCTGCCGCCAATTCATCCTTAACGCCAGGCTTCTTCACATCGGACCACATAAGCGGCGGATGCCGCGAGACGGCGCCCATATCCACGGCGTCGCCCGCACAAAACAAAAAGCCCGGCTTTAGGTGCCGGGCTATGATAAGGAGGGCTTCATGTGAAATAGATCGAGGCTGTTCCAGGGTTGTCCAATGGCAATCCGAGAACACAATTCCGATGCCATCGCGAATGGGCGGCAGTTCCATGATTAGAGCGGATCGCGGCGCGTTGTTCTCGTCATATGCCACTGGCTCGCGCGCCACGCTCATTTTGGAATGGCGCACGTCCGGCTGCTTTAAGACCTCAATCGCTTTGTGATATCGGTTTCGGATTGTCTCATAAGGCTCGCCGAGTTCTTTGGCGGCGACCTGGATTGACCCGTACTGCGCCACCGCTTTGTGAGCGGCCAGCATATCCACGAACCGGCGCTGCATCGCGTCAGTCCCTATGGATCAGCAGCTTGTCTAGCTTGCGATCCAGGTTGTCGAGGCGGTCCAAGACGCGGCCGATGTCTGCGTGAACGTCCGCCTTGGTGGCGTATTTCTCCGCCAGTGTTTCGCGCGTCCGGGCCAAGCCGACTTCAATCTCGCGCAGCCGGTCAAGCGAACTCTTTAGGAAGAAGGCAAGCGGCGCAATGGCCAGCGTCGTCACCATTTGCCAGATAGTGGTCGGCGTCAGTTCCATCGCTACAACTCCCGCACAAAGAGCCGTACGTTGCGCTCGATCACCCGGCCCGCCGCCGTCGTGATCCGGCAAGTGAGCGTGTAATCTGTGCCGGCGGTGCCGCCGCTTAGCCAGGTCGTGGCGATCCCACTGGCTTGATACTGCGCCCCGGCGGTAAGACCTGCTGGCACCGTCCAGGTTGTGGTGCTGATGGTGTCGGCTGGCGTGGTCAGGTCAAGCTGATCTGTCCAATCCATGGAAAAGTCGAGCGTCTCGGCCGGGTCTTTATCCGGCCAGCGCAAGGCGGCAATGGGCATGGGAAACCTCTCAGGCTGCGACGGTGCGAGGCGGTGCGCCGGCGGAAACTGTGCGGGATGCGCTGCTTACGCTGGCATTTCTAACGCCGGCGCGAACGGTGGCTGTACGGCTGCTCGCTGGCGGACCGATGATAAATGCCTGTGGCGTTTGCCCTGCGACAGATATGGCGCCATGGAAAGGCGCCACCGCTGCCGAGCGCGACACGGCCGGAAGATAGCCAGATGCCGTAAGGCCGCCTGGCAGCACGGCTATAACGGCGCCGCGCGCGACTGTTGGCTGATGACCGGCAACGCTTAGCGCAGCTGCGCCAGGTGCCGCGGTAGCGCCGGCAGAGGCGACTGCCTGGTGCCCTGTTATGCTGACCAGGCCATGTTGCGGCGCCGTGGTTGCCGAGGTGCTGATCGCAGGCGCTTGGCTTGCGGCCGTTAAAGCGCCAAGGGTCGGCGATATGGCGGTGCCGTAGGATACTGTCGGCGCTTGGCCGGTTACTGCTGCGCTGCCAGCACCAACCAGGATAGAAGTGCCCAATGAAATAGAAGGCGCAGCGCCCGCCACAACCATTGCGCCGGCGGCTGGCGCTGCCGTCACCTCAGACAAGACGCTTGGGATGGTGCCTGACGCACTTACTGCGCCAGCGCTTGGCCCCGCGTCAGCGCTGCTTAAAAGGCTTGGCTCGGTGCCGGTTGCTGTAACTGCACTTAGGGCCGGCTGGACCACAACACCAGTCAAGACGATGGGCGCGTGGCCTGAGATGCTAACGGCCGCCGCGCTGACGTTACTATTTGCTAAAGCCGTAACCGTGACCGCACCGCCGGCAAACACACTCCCATCGGTAAGAGGCGTTACCGTCGCGGTTGTAGTGATCGATGGCGCAAGCCCCGTTGTTATTGCTGCGCCTGGTGTCGCGTTGGACGTGACCCCAGAGAATACGCCTGGGTTCTTCCCAATATAGTTAAAAGCAGCGTCGCCAGGCGCCGTCGTCGCACTGCCGGCCGTTGATGGGTGTGCGCCAATGATTGAGGCACTACCGGCGCTAGGCTGAGCATTGGCGTCAACACTGATTGCGATGGATGGCGCAAAGCCGCTGAAGGTTGCGCTGCCGGCAGCCGTTATAACGCCAACAAAGCGCTCTGTAATGCGTGCATCACCGCTTTCGGTAATGCGTCGCGATCCGTCTTCTAATACGCGCCAGCCGTCAGACATTGGCTAACCTCCGCTTCAGGCGGGTGGAACAGGCCAAGTAATTTGCCAAGGAAAACCAGTCTGCGCCGGAACATCGCGCAACGCTTGCCGATAATTTGCCCAAGCGACCGAGTTTATTGGCGCGTCAGCTAATTGCGTCCAGTCAGAAGCGGCAAGGCGCGCATTTCTTTCTGCGCGTACTACACGCCCCTGCTCGGCGGCTTCATGTGCAATATCATCCTGCGTTTTAGCTCGCCACTTTTGCGTTTCAACAATTTCAGTAGGCGTAATTTCAATAGTGCTGCCATTGAAAACATCGCCCTGCGTTTCGATAAACCGCCATGGCAGCCAACCTAAAGGCAGCAATTCATCATCAGAAAGGTTATTTAGCCCGCTGATATTGCGCCAGGAAGAAGGCAGGATAGTCGGCCCCTCTATAATTTGCCCGCCTTTTACATATGCGTAGCGCATCACAACCTCCTACAAAATATGGTCCAAGCGTTGTGTTGTGCGCCCCTTGTCGGGGCGCCCGCCGATAGTTGTTACCTGATCTTCCAGATCATAGGCATGCAGCCCCATCTGGTGCATCGGGAAGACATCAGCCCGCAACATAATGTCCAGCGGACCAGTAATGCCATATTTAATCACATGGGCCAGCATGTTTTTGGCCACAGCCGGGTCAATCGCATAGGCGTGCGCGCGGCAAATAAAATGATAATTTGGCCCCTCAGAAGCATGCGGCGGCGTGGGATAAACACCCCACCCCTGCTCTACCTGCTCCCGCCCGCCAAGATAGCAAATGGAATTGTAGACAGCATGCTGCAGGTAAGGATGAAGCATAACCGCATCATGCTCCAAAATCACCAATGGTTTGTCTTCAACGGCGCACTTGGCCCAAAGGCTGATATGTGACAAAGCGCAGCACACTTCTGGCCGCACAAGATAATGATCTGATATTTTTATCAGCGCCATTATCGGATGGCCGATCAATACCTCCGGTTCTTTTATGCCCTCGCCAGTACCATCATAGGCATCCCAAAACTGGAAGGGCATGCCAACCTTCTGGCAAGAGGCCGCGCAATTTGCCGCCTTTGCCTCAGAAACCTTATGCCCCTTCACGCGGATGATATATGCGCGGTCAACAGCCTGATCGTATTTGCGATACAGCGATTTCACGCCGCCTCCTTCATAGAAGCACGATCCTGCAATTTCTGCCTTACCGCTTGCAGGGGCTGATCCCATTCACCGTACTTGGCTTGGCGGAACAACCGCACACTATCGTACCACGCAGACCGCTCCCCAGGCACTGCCCAAGTATAATAGGGCAGCACAGGCACAATTACCCAGGTTTCAACGCCAAGGGCGGCAGCCATGTGGGCAGTGCTGGTGCAAGAACTGATGAGAATGTCGAGGCCAGCGATGATGCTGGCAGTGTCTTCCCACGTCTTGAGTTGGTCACGCAGGTCAGCGAAGGGCAGACCGTCCACAAGGTTTTCGTCGCGCTGCAAGCTATAGAGCGTAACGCCCGACAGGTTGTGAAGGTCAATAAGGGGCGCAGAAGGAAAGACCCGGTGCTGCTGATGCTCAAATTCAGAACTGCCAGCCCAGCGAATACCAACACGCAGCGTCCCTGGTTTAGCAAACAGCTTGCGCGGCTCGGCAGTCAGATATGGCGCACCAGACAGCGTATTCATTTCATAACCAAGAATGTGCGCCGCAGACATGGCCGGAACCCAGTAATCGTAGTGAACCCGGCTGACGCCTTCATTGTCCACGCAGATAAAGCCATGGCGTGAGAAGATTGCCTTAAGCTCAGGCGCACAGGAAACCAAAACGCGGGCGCCCTTAGCCGCGAAGTCGCGGGCAAAGCGGAAATTCAGGATTTGATCGCCAAAGCCACCTTCACAGCGGAAGAGAAGGGTTTTGCCTTCAAGCGGTTCGTCGCGCCAGATTGGGCCAGGAATGCGGGGAAGCCCGAAGCAATTGATAAAACGCCCGGCATCCATAAGGCTCAAGCCCTTTGAGAGATTGCCGTGGCGCATTTCGTGCCAGCCCAAATTGAAGACAACGCGCGCATCGTCTTGAGGTTGGGCGCGCAGGATGTCTTCCGAAATCTCCGGATGACCGTTAATAGAAGCTGCAAGTGCAATATCTAACGGATGTGCCGTCATAGCGTGAAAGCAGCCCCTTGGCCTGATATAGCGCCCGTTGTAATTTGCGGTTTCCAATTAGTTAACGCGCCAATCTGGATGGGACTGCTTTTGTTAACAGTAGTTCCGTCACCTAGAGCGCCGTTTGTTCCTGCGCCCCACGCCCAAAGGGTACCGTCTGTTTTGATGGCATACGCAGTAGTACCACCCGCATATGCTGTTGCCCATGTAGTTAAGGCACCGACCTGAACAGGGCTGCTTTTTGTGACAACAGTGCCGTCACCAAGTTGGCCTGATGTTCCTAATCCCCATGCCCATAAAGTGCCGTCTGTTTTGGTGGCTACCACAAAATTATTTCCCGCTGAGATAGTGGCCCAATTTGTAAGCGCGCCAACTTGGACCGGGCTGCTTCTAGCAGTTGCAACGCCGATACCTAATTGACCGCCCCCATTTGAGCCCCACCCCCAAAGCGTGCCGTCAGTTTTAATGGCCATACAAAAACCATTTGAGCCACCCGAACCGACTGTTATTGATGCCCATGTTGTGAGGGCGCCAATTTGAACAGGACTGCTTTTTGATATAACAGTGCCATCACCTAAAGCACCATCTGTTCCACTACCCCACGCCCACAATGTACCGTCAGTTTTGATAGCCAAAGCAGTAGCCTGCCCAGCGGATGCAACCTTTGACCAATTGGTGAGCGCGCCTACTTGAATGGGGCTGCTTTTATTAACAACTGTTCCATCACCTAATTGGCCTGTTGTATTTGCGCCCCAAGACCATAACGTCCCATCTGTTTTGATAGCAAAACTTGAAGCATTCCCCGCAGAAACCTTAGACCAAGTTGTAAGGGTGCCAACTTGGGTGGGAGAAGCATATTGATAGAGAACGGTATTTTGGCCGCATTCTCCGCTGGTGTTAAGACCCCAAGCATACAGCGCGCCAGTGCTGGAAATGCCTAATGAATGGGCTGCACTATATGAGGCGCTTGCGTAGCTGCCGACAAGGACCGGAGAAAGCACGTTGCCTTGGTTAAGGCCAAGCTCCCCATATTGATTTATTCCCCAAGACCAAAGAGTACCATCTGTTTTTATGGCATATCCCGCATTGCCACCATTTGAAACTTTTGACCATGTTGTAAGGGCGCCAACTTGGATGGGACTACTTTTATCAATTTGAGTTCCATCGCCAAGCACAAGATTTGCGTTATTTCCCCAGGCCCATAGGGTGCCGTCTGTTTTTGTGGCTAGACTTGTGGCACTATTAGAAGTAACTGTCGCCCAATCGGTAAGCGATCCAATTTGGATGGGGCTGCTTCTATTATCAGTATTTCCGCTACCTAACTGACCAATATTATTAAACCCCCATGCCCACAGAGTGCCATCAGTTTTGACTGCTAAACTGTAGCCCGTAAAATTAGTCGCAGCAAAAATCTGTGCCCATGTTGTAAGCGAACCGATTTGAATAGGGCTACTTCTACTTACAACTGTTCCATTACCTAACTGCCCATAGGTGTTTCTACCCCAAGCCCACAGGGTGCCATCTGTTTTGATTGCCAAAGTATGGTTTTGGCTAGTTGAAACTTTTGACCAATTGGTACGAGCGCCTACTTGGACCGGGCTGCTGTAGGATGCTACATTCCCCACTCCTAATTCTCCATCACCATTATAGCCCCAAGCCCATAACGAACCATCGGTTTTAATAGCCAAAGTACAGGCTTGACCGTTTGTTACTGAGGCCCAAGTAGTAAGAGCGCCTACTTGAATAGGACTACTTTTATTAACAACAGTTCCATCACCAAGTTGCCCACTAGAGTTAAGACCCCAAGCCCACAAGGTTCCATCAGTTTTGATAGCGTGACCAAAATTAGTTCCAGCAGAAATTTTTGACCAAGTGGTGAGCGCGCCAATTTGAATAGGGCTATTTCTGTTAGTAATTGTTCCGTTGCCTAATTGACCGTTAGCTCCATAACCCCAAGACCACAAAGTACCATCTGTTTTGATAGCTAACGCAAAATCACCGCCAAAAGCGCCTCCGGATATTTGCGACCATGTAGTGAGTGCGCCGACTTGTTGCGGTGTTGCCCAATTGATTGCTGTATTGTTTCCGACAGCACCGGCGGTATTGGTGCCCCAAGCGTAGAGGGGAAAGGCGGCGCCGCCAGCAGACGCCCCAGCAGCAGCCAACAATCCGTCACGAACAGCTGGAAGCATTACTTGGAATCCTTCATGCTCATTGCACCGCGCCAAGTGGTGCCGCCATCATTTGTGATGAAAACCAAAATATCAACGCCGCTGGTCGTCAACGTGGGCGCCGTGCCGCTCGGCCAATCAACAGACGCCGGCCAAGTCATGGTATAGGCACCGCCATTGGTAAGCTGAAGCACAAAACCAACAACGCGCGAGGCAGGCGTATTAGAAAACGTCCAAGTCAGATTGCCAGCAGCCGTCTTGGTGAAATAAGTGCCAGCCGTCAGATCAACATCGCTCGCTGATACCGCCACGGCATTCAAGGCAATACCGCCCGACACATCCAATTCAATATTAGATGCGGCGGCAGTGCCCAAACCAAGCTGAGCAAATTGCACCGCGCTAGAAGTGCCCAACCCCAAATTAGTGCGCGCCGTTGCCGCATCGGTAGCGCCAGTGCCACCCAAAGACACCGGCACCGATGACAGTTCTTCAATGGCGCCAGTTCCCGCCGTTGTGCGGCCCAGCATCCGCGCCGTGGTTATTGTGAGGCCGGAATCCGTAACCGCGCCGCTGGTGGCTAAACCAGCGACCAGCTGCGTCCGAGTGGCCTTGCGTGACGTGCCAGCCTGATTCAGTTCGAGTTCATCTGTACCGGCGACCGATGAGGCCGCCGGCAAACCGGAAATCTTTACATCAGGCATAGCGCGCCCCTCTCAGCCATTAAGACAGGGTGAAAATGCCGCTGGCGTTCCAGGTAATTGCCAGCGTGCCATTTGTCGTAGAGACGGTGCTGCCCGTTTCCAGTTCGACATAAGCCAGCAGCAGATCAGTCCCAGCCAGCGAAGCGCCCGCCTTTTTGGCAATGACGGCATATTTCGCGGTTATGGTGGAGGACGTCCAAGACACATCATTGGCGTCGAAGGTCACGGTCCCGCCTGACCGCGTAACGGTAACACCAGCCAATGCAGCGCCGCCTGCGGTGTAGCCTGTCCCGCTGATTTCATTAGCTGAAATATCGCTCCAGGTGTCGTCACTGTTGACCGATGGCGTATAGCCAGAGCCAAGCAGTGCGACCACAAAGCTGTCGGTATCGAGGTCGATAAGCGCCTTTGCGATGTTTTCCTTTGCGGCGCCGTAAAGCGTAACGGTCCCTGCGGCCATGGTGGTTTCTCCAGTTCAGATAGACGCCGAACGCCCCGGCGCGGGCTTCACGCGCCTGGAAATAACCAGGGCGGCGGATTAGGTAGAGCGCCTGTTTCTGGCGCCGTGCGGAGCGCTGCGCGGTATGCACGAGCTTCCTCGCGTTGCTCCGTGGTCAAGTCTGTATCGTCCAACCTGGTCCAGTCGCTGGCGATCAAGAGGCGGTTCCGCTCACGGCGCAGGATCACAAGCGGATCGGGCACCGGCGGTTCAACCTCGACCAGCGCCATCGTGGGTAGGTCAACCCGCCAGCGCGAAGGCTTGACGACCGCCGGCACTTCCATGGCGGCCTGCCCTGCACCTGGCGCGGCTGTGCCGTCCGTGCTGATCACGATCTCGCCGGTGATCGTGGAATAAATAACCCAGGCGCTCACCGCTTTAACTCCAGGATCGTCATGGTCGGATCGCGGAAGCCAGTCTTGGTGCGTGTTGCACCGCCAAAGTTCTGCGCTTTACCTTGCAAAACAAAATTCACGGCGCCCGAGCGGCTGGTGCTATCCAAAAAGGACCAAGTGATGGCTGTTGTCGTGCCGTTTTGGCACACGGAATCAACCTCGCCGCTTTCAACAGTTCCGCCAATTTTAAGGCGGAGATATGATTGCCAGTTTGTGGTATCTATGTTCGCCACTCCGGCGGCGGATTCGTCAGAACATTCAACGGAGACAAGAATGACGCGCTTGGCTGCTGCCGTAGCAGTAAAGCTAATTGTTAATAAATCGTGGTAACTCCCGACATTATTAAAAACATTTGAACCAATCGCCGTGTTTGAAGACGTAATCCCATTTGTTTCAATTTCTGTGGCGGTAATAGTGCCTTCGGCAATATTAGTTGCCGTGATCCAGCGCTCGACACTGGAAAGTGTTGTATCAGGAAAGTTCGGCGCTGCGCTGGCTTCATCATAAGTCCACGCATAAGAACTCACCTGTTCCTCTTGCATGGTAAGCGCAATAATTCCGCTTTCTGGCGTAAACGACCACGACATAATGCGGAATGGTTTAGCGCTCCATCCCAAATCATCCAGCGTAACGGATACCGTTTGCCATACCGCTAGATTTAAATTTGCGTATTTAACTGGCACACGGATCGTAATTCCCTGGCGGCTCCGATAAAGCAGCTGCTTCGCAAGCCGCTGCGCGCGGGTCTGATCTAGTATAAGAGGCAGTTCTAATTCGCGCCAAATTTGTTCGCCGTCTTCGGTAATAGCGGAGGCTAATTCCACCGGCGGGAACGGCGCAGCCTGCCAATAGGCGTTGTTGTTGATATAGTTTCCGCGAACACTGTTAAACAATTCCCGCCTCGGGGGGCGAGTGACAACCTCCACCGCGCCGGCTAGATCATCCGCAGTAAGGGTGGCGGTTGGCGTTGTGTAGGCTCCGCCATAAAGGCGATATTTCCCAGCGGTATAAACTAAAGCGCCGCCGCCGCAGGCCAGCATTCTTTCAAGGACGTCCAGCGGCTTTTCATCAAGTGTAAATGTCCCGTTTAATTCATATCGTTTTTGCGTCGCCCCGGCTGCGGTGATTTGCACGTTTTCATCTGACAAATTTGCGGCGGTAATGATGCTGGCCAAGTCAATTTCATCATCCGTTGCCGCAATACCATGGGCGCCTCGAAGATAATCATAAATCACCAACGCCCAATTTGTGCTGTAGGATGTCGTATTTGTGCGCGGATCAAGTAGTTTCTTGCCCAAAACGTCCGCTGAGATAGACGGAATGCCGTTCTGAAAGAGGTCTGGCTCAAATTGCAATCTCACATACACATAAGCGACGCCAGTTAGTTTATCATTCGAGGACCATCCATCCGGCGATTCGGCAATTAAATCGGCGTCAGCGGTCGTTTGCGTGCCAAGGTAGCGTTTAATCCGTACCTTGTCGGCATATTTGCCAGCAGTGACAACACCGTTTGCGCCTATATCAGCACTCAGAATGGCGTCCGAACCAATCCAGACTGCGGCAATTTCTTGCACGGCGTGATCGGCCAAAGGCACCACAAGATGCAGATACTCGTTTTTGTCCCCTGTAGAGGCGGCATATATTAGAGGCCCCGATACACGGCGATACCCGTAAACAATCCGACGCGGTGCAACCTCAGAACGCACCGTTCGTTTTGCGTCTTCCGCCGATGCCGAGGCGTCAAAGCTTGGTTTTTTTGGCCCCATAAGCGACGCCACCAGGGAATTGCCGGCATAGGCAACAACTGCGCCAGCTGCGGCGCCGATGACAACAGCCGTAAACGAGGTCATAGCAACCGCAAGGCCCAAAGATACAGCGGCATAAGCGCCACCATACGCAGCGGCGGCAGCAATAACGGCGACGATTACCGGAGGCATGTTAGATCACCCAAGCCGCAACGGCGCGGCTGACAGGAACGTGGGCAAGGCCTCGTAAACCAGGCGCCGCAACAGTATCGCCAACCACAACGCCAGCAATCAGGTGATTGCCCAAAGTGACAAGCGCCCAATCGCCACGCTGGGCAAATGGCAATGGGCACTCTGCTGCGCCGTTTTCTTCCATAAGAACAGTGAGAAAAGCTTGAAGGCCGATATCGCCAACAATGGCGGCGGCGCCTTCCTCACTGTCATAAGTTCCCCTGTATCTAGCAATGAGATCGACGCCTGTTAGTGCTTGGGCAACGTCAGCGGCAAAGGTAACACAGTCCTGAACCCCCCATTGAAACGGTGTTGCTGCACGGCTTTCCAAGATCAGCGCCAACCGTTCAGGCCAGTCCGAAAACCGACTAACACGCGGTGTCGGCCTCACTGCCAGAAACTCCGTGCGGGCCAGATAATGTCTTTGTCTGTCGTCGCCGAGACAAACCGAAATGAACCGTCGTTTGCATCGCGATCTCGCTGATCTACGTCAGTGTATCGAGTAATCCGCGCCCTCTCCCAATCCGTCAGCCGATTTTCCAGTTTCAACGTAACTTGTGCCGTCTCGCCTAACGTGATTTCCATTTGATCCATTCGACCGCGAAAAATGATAACAGGCGAGGCCAATGGCTGAAGCGTGGCTGTATCCATCGGCACATCCCAGACAGTGGCCGCACGGCCCTGGTAATCCTCTGACAGCGCGATGGTAACGGCGTCGCGTGGGATGCCGCTAAGACCAACCGTTAGGCCGTAAGAGCGAAGTTCAGTCCCTTCGTCCGACATCGAGATCGACCCAAGCGCGCCAACGCCTGTAAATGTGTTACCGCTGATGGTGATGTCTGCCGGAGAGGCATTCCAGCGCACGAACCCGGAAGGGAAATCAAGCTCGACTGCCACAGTCCGAACGACGGTTTCGCCAGAGATGCCAGTTGTGACTGCTGCGGTAAGGCCGCGTGTCATATTAGCGCCTCCACCATGGTAAGCGTCACGGAGCCAAGCATAGGCGGCTTCACCTGCATTTCTGGCGTAGCGTCATCCGGCAATCGAAAAACACCGGATGGCGTCGCCACGTCCACCGCTGCACCGCTACTGCCAGCGCGCCGGATCGGCGGCGTGATGGGCAGAGACGCTTGGCCGGAGCCGTTCGCGTTTGTGTCGGACGTCACCATGTGCAAGCGAAGCCGACTGCTGGTGTCGGTGTAGGATAACCAGTCGCCGGCGCGCATAGCCTGGCCGGAGGCGGTCCAGCCGGCGGTGGCCAAAGTGCTGCCAGACTGGCTGGCACCGTTAATCGTAGGTGAGCCGCCGCCCGTAGCGCGCCGTGGCGCCCATGTCGCCGGGCTATAATAGAACCGCCCGGCACCGCCTCGCAGGCTTGCCAGGAAAGCTGCCAGGACGCGCATGTCGTCGCTGTTCAGGGTTTCCCAGGATACCGTCAGTTCCCACACGGCGCCTGGCATCTCGAGCGTCTGCACCGTCCCATCGAGCGGACTGCGGTGGGTTTGAGTATTGCCGCGCAGCCGGTAGGATGCACCAGACGGGCGGCGGATGCTTGGGAAAGTCAGGATTGTCATGCGCGCCGTCCGACTGTCTTGGCCACTGCGCCGCCGCGATTGATTTCAGCCAGCAGCTGCGCATTGGCTTGCTGCACGGCCAGAGCAACACCTGCCCTGATCTTCTGATCGACGCCGCTATCGGCGCCGCGTGCGTCCACGTTGATGGTCTGTTGAATCACCGTGCCGCCACCGCCGCCGGCGACACCAAGCCGGCCACTGCTATCGCGCCGTAACGGCATAATAGCCTCTGGGCCGGCTTCGCCCATCAGGCCGATGCCGCCGTTGGCCATGGGGAAAACCTCTGGCCGATGAACAATGCCGCCGCGCGCAAAAGGCACAACTTTGCCGCCGCTAAAGATATTACCGCGCTCGCTGTAAAGCGGTCCTGACGCAGAGGAAATGACGCCCTGCGACGACGTTGTACCTGCAAACGGATTACTAAATAGGCTACTGAAATTGAAACGGCTAAAGGCACTTGAGAAAGCGTTGGCGGCGGGTTCCGTGATGCTCTTTCGTATAATGAGTTTAGCAATATCTTGGGCGATAGCGGCAAGAATTTCTCGAAACTCTTTGCCTTTCACGATGGCGTCTTCAAAGGCCGAGGAAAAGGTCAGCCCAAGGCTGCGCCCAATATCGTTGGTTTTTTGGCCCTGCTCTTCTGCCTTTTTGAGTTCTTCCGCAAAACGCTCTGTCGTGCGCGTTAATTCTTCCGTACTCAGCGCCCGAACGCGCACGCCGTTGACTTCGGCGCCGCGTTGCTCGGCTTCGGTAAGCCTGTCTTGCAGTTCGGCCAGTTCTACTAATTGCCGCTGGTAGCGTTCATATGGCGTTTCATTAGAGCGCAGGATGCTTTGCTGCTCGCGCAGCATCTCATTGAGAAGTCGCGCTTCTTCAGCAGCAGAACGACGCTCTTGCCGCTGCTGCTCGGGCAAGGGATTGGGCGGACCCAATACTTCAGGGCCAGCAACGCCGGCATTCTGCGCCCTTTGCAGGGCTTCGTTTAATTCACCAATACGGGTGCTTGAACGCCCCAGATCGGCTTCGAGGCCAGAGATACGCTGGCGCAATGGGAATAGCGCGGCCTGGTCCTGCTGTTGAAACTCGTTAACGCGCGAACCCGTTCGTGCCCGGATTTCGGCATCGCGGCGAGCGATGGCAGCTTCCCTTTCTGCCAATTCTCGCCGAGCCTGCGACAACTCGACTGCATTTCCTTCATTTCGCTGGATCGTGGCGTCAAGCAAGCGCTGCGTGTCTTCGACCAGTTGCTGCCGCGTGCGGTTAGCTGCAGCTGCCGAGCGCTCGCTTGCGGTTAAAAATAGCTCGTTAATTTCCCGCAGCACGCGCGCCACGTCTTCGGCGACGCGCTGCATCCCCTGGAAATTGCCCTCGGTGCGTTTCAGTTCCTGCTCGGCATTTTCGCCCATGGTCAGAAACTGGGCGGCCAGAATACCAACCGTCAGCACGGCGCCAGCGACAGCGCCAGCCGGGCCAAATACACCCAAAAATTGACTACCTTGCTGCGACAGTGCCGTCAGCGCAGAGGTGCCGCCCTGCACCTGGACGGCGAAGTCTTGCAGCTGGAAGCCCGCCTGCCCCACCACACCGCGAAGATTGCGGAACCGCTCGCCGGCGTTGTCGGTGGCAGTCGCCAGCGCAGGAACGCCGCCGCTTGTGCCGGCAGCACGCTGCGCAGCCGCATCGAGGCGCTGAATTGCGGCCTCGCCAGCCGGACCGATCTTCTCCAGTTCGGTGCGCACCTTATCGGCGTCGCGAACCGATAACGTCAGCGTAATGGCGCGAGTGCTACCGCTCATTATCCGTTTCTCCGCGCCTGTCGCCCAAACCGATCAGCAGCCCCTCAGCGCAGGCCGCGATCAGCGGCCCAGCCACCAGGCCAGACACGCCGCCTGCCTGCGCCATCGCCAGGGCGCCGCCAACGTCAACGCTCACGCCGCCCATGTCGCCCATGCGTAGGGCCGCTGTGGCGGCCTGTAAGCACGCAGCGCCTTCCGGCGTATGCGGCATATTCACGATGGCCGGGCAGCCAGCGCAGCGCCCGCCATGCTTGCCGTCTCGGCCTATTGGCCTGTCGTCGCATCCGGTGCAGTGATCTGCGCCGCCACTCCATCGCCAGCGGAGTAGGGCGCGAAGCCTTCCCCCTCGGCGGCCAATGCCTCCACGCTCTTGCGATAAGCGTCGCGAAAGGCCGGGCCGATTTCGGGGTGGCGCGCAAAAGCCTCGATAGCCGCCGGCGTAAGCGCGAGCGGTTGCCCGTCAGCGCCGGCGATGCCCTGCCATTCCTTAACGCCAAACCGGGCGAGCGCCTCGATTTCGTACTGCGTGGCCTTGCCTTCGGCGGCGGCCATATTGCCGGCATGAAATGCCAGAGGATCGGCGCCTTGGCCGGCCTTCTCGGCAGCCTTGGCTTCTTCCATTTCAATGGCGACGCGCCTGATAGCCTCATTGCGAGCCGCCGCCGCCAAAGCGGTTGTCAGCGGCTCGACGTGCACCCGCACCCCCAGCGGCAAATTAAGCCAGTGGGGTGCGGCTTCAAATGTCAGACGGATCACGCGCTGTAACTGGCCGTCTGGTTCTTATAGACAACGGAGGCGGAGGTCGCCGCCGTTGCGTCAAACGCCGCAACAAAGCGGAACTGCTGAGAGATACCGCGCGGCCCTTCGATGGGATTGCCCTGCGCCGCCAGGAAGGCACGCGGGAAGGTGAAGGTCACGGAAGTGTTGGCGTCGATGGTCAG